ATGGCAACGCTGCAGAACCGCAACGGCCGCTGGCGCGCAATGGTGCGCCGGAAGGGCCACAAAGACCAATACCGCACCTTCCCCACCAAGACCGCCGCGAGAGCCTGGGCCGAACGCATCGAGCGCGAACAGGCAGACTACGAGGCCCGAGGGGGGACACCAGGTGAGGACATCACGATAGGCGAGCTGATCGACTGGCGGACCAACGAGCTGGCCACCGTAAGGGCCGTCTCCAAAACCCATACCGGCAACATGACGCGGATCCGTGAAAGCCTCGGCGACATCGTGGCCAGGCACCTGACCGCCAACGACGTGATCGAGCATGCCCGCCGGCGGATCGGCGGCGACCACATGATGGCGAACGGGGTCATTATCCCAGCCTGCGCGCCCGCAACCATGAACGTGGAGTTGGGGTACCTCTCCGAGCTGCTGAAACTCGCCGGCCCGATGAAGGGCGTGAGGCTGGCCAGCGACCCGGTGGCCGAAGCCCGTCCTGTCCTGCGTCTGCTACGGCTGGTGGGAAAGTCGAAGCGCCGCGACAGACGGCCTACCGCCGGCGAGCTGCAGCGACTGCGCGAGCATTTCCGGGCCGCCGCATGGCGGTCGCGCATTCCCATGGTGGACATCATGGACTTCGCCATCCTGACGGCCAAGCGCGAGAGCGAAATCACCCGGTTGCTGTGGTCCGACGTCGACCAGGTGAACCGGACAGCCCTGCTCAGGGATGCCAAACACCCTCGCAAGAAGGCAGGGAATCACAAGAGATTCCCCCTGCTAGGCGATGCCTGGGAAATCGTGCAGCGGCAGGCCAGAGGCGATGCAGACGGACCGATTTTTCCCTACAACGCCAATTCTGTGGGAACCGCATTCACCCGCGCTTGCACGAAGCTGCAGATCGAGGATCTCTGCTTCCACGATCTCCGCCATGAAGCTACATCGCGGCTATTCGAACAGGGATACGATATCCCGGAGGTCGCGGCGGTTACGCTCCATGAGTCATGGAATGAGCTGAAGCGGTACACCCAGCTGCGGCCCGAGTCTCTTCATCGAGCCGTACCGACTCAGTAGACCTCATTTCAGCCAACGGGCACCACCATGACCAAATCGTCAATTGCCATTTGGGTCGCTTGTATTGCGGCATTCCTCGCTCTCTCCGTCGCGCTTGCAGTAACGATGTCGTCGCGGGCAATTACGTACCTGGGCCTTCTGACGGTAATTGGGTCTGCATTGGTGTCAATGCGTGCAGCCTTAGATGGCATAAAAGCAGCTCAGGCGGTATCCCACCTGCAAGTGGCCGCCTTCACCGCGAGCGAGCCGCCTGAATCTCATTCTTTTGATAGCACTTACGGCCTGCGGGGAAAGAAGCATGATCGCGTCGAAGAGCTCGAGGACCACGTTGCGTCGCTGCAAAACGAGGTCTTGCGCCTTAGGTCGGACTTCCGCCAGAGACAGAGGTGGACTGATGCCCGCATGGAGGTCTTCTTAGGTCTGTTCCGGCATCACAAGGAAGTCGCTGTCCCCACCTCCATCGCCGAAAGCGCGAGAACGGTCGTGGTGTCTTCGTTTCTAACCATCGCGGGGTCTGTATTGCTAGCAGATGCGAACGCCGCTCACAGCGCACTCGCCCATATCGGACGCGGGATAGCTGTTGCAAGTAAGGCTGCGATGAACACGATGCTCTAGCGCGGGCCCTTTCCGACTACAACCACCGTCTATTGTCATCGCATCATCCGCCCCTTCGCCGCTCTCACCCGCAATAGATAGCGGTCGACTTCGGCACGCAATCGCGCTTGGTGACGCTCCGCCCAGATTTCAGCTCCACGCACGCCCTGCTCGTAGCTGCTGCAGAGCCGATGCCGCCGATGTTCGCTTGGTCGCTGGTTGTTGAGGCTTATCCACCACGTCTCCTCCCCAACGCGCCGAAAAAGCCGCGCCACCTCTACCGCGTCGAGCAGCACGAGTTGGGGCGTTCGAAGGTGGCGCCGCCGACGGCGTCGCCCCGGACCAACGCCGAAGAGCTGCTGCAGCCGGTTGCATGAGCGAGTGTGGAGCGCGCGGCAGTGTGGCGGCGAACCTTTCGGCCCCTATTCCGGAATTTTTTGGATGACCATCGGAAACAGGTAACTTAGGTAACCACCTCACCCGAAAGCCAACTAATCACTTTTAAATCAATTGGTTATAGAGACATATCAAAGGTAATTTTAGGGTAACGTCGAGGTAATCTGATTACCTTTTCAGGAGGTAACCTAAGTCAAATAAAAACTCCTTTGAAATCAATGACATTACTTCTTCCGAGCTCGGGCGTTACCTCAAATTACCGCTAGAGGTAATGCCCCGAACGCTTTGGGGCACTAGGCGTTTGGAGTGGTTTTTGAGCACCGATTACCCCGTTACCTACTTCCGATGGGACTTCAAATTATTTGCGCCGGCATGGACCCTGCCAGCGACCGCCCCTGGGCCCCCGCACAGGCCCCTGCGGCGCAGGATTTCGCAGGGTTCAACCCAGCTCGCGGCGAGGCACCAGCGCAAGCTGCGGCGGCCTCTGGCGGGGTGCTGAGGGGGTGCAGAAAAACAGGGGTACGAAGACCGCAGGCGTGGCGGGGAGACGAGTGCGTGCGCCCAGGGCAAACGCAACGCAACCATACGCGCCGGGCACGGCAAGTACGGTGCTGATGAGACGAGGCTGACTGGCAATGAAGATGCGATACGCTGACCGCCCCGAACGCGCGCAGGTCTGCCATGGAACCATCGTCGAACACACCGGAAGTGACATTGCGAATCAGCGAAATCAGGGTGGGCCGACTCTTTGGGCTGTATGACCATGTGATTCGCCTGCAACGTGATGAGCGAATCACGATCATCCATGGCCCCAATGGCGTGGGAAAGACTCTCCTGCTGAAGGCTGTCGCAGCGTTCTTCAACGGCAACTTTGCAAGTCTTTCATCTATTCCATTTGAGTCGCTCGAGATCATCGTCGACAGCGGCGACGCTGCGTTAATCCAGCGAATACCCCTCCCATCAAAAACGGGCCAGCAGCGATACGCTGTAGAAATCTGCCTGCGTGCTAGCGCTGAGCCTGACTATGCTCTATCCGTGGCCCATCGCATCGAGTTGCCGGAGGACGCCGCCCGGTACGCCTCAACGCTTGCCCGCAACGTCCCAGGACTTCAGCAGTTAAGCGCGGATGAGTTTTTCGATTCTCGGACCGGAGTCCAGCTGGATGCCGAGCAGGTGATATGGCGATTTGCTGATCACCCCGCCACCCCTTCAGCTTTCAAACGTAGGCTCGCCACTCTGGAACCAGGCGACGTGCGCGAGTTTCGGAAGGCCGTTAACGTTTTCATGATTGAGACAAGTCGACTGTACAAGGTCGACTCAAATGGCCGTTCCTTCGACAACTCCTATTCACTGAAAGATCGCATCGTCGACTACGCTGCTCAACTTAGGGAGCTAATACAACTTACCCTTGCTTCTTATGGTCGAAACGCACAGCGCCTAGATCAAACTTTCCCACACCGCCTCATATCCACAGCGACCCAGCCACTTGGCATGGACGCCTTGAAGCAAGCCATCAAGAAGCTGGACAACACGCAGAAGGAGCTCTCGGAGTTCGGGCTTCTAGAGAAGCCGTCGACAATTCCCCTTGCCGATGACGAGCCCGACATTGAGTATTCAAAGCGGGTTGCGCTTACGCTGTTCACCAGCGATATTCGCGAAAAACTCTCCGTACTTGAGCCAATTGCTAATCGAATCAATATCTTCCTCGGCAGCATCAACAGCAAGCTGAGGAACAAGCAAATTCATATAAGCAAAGAAAGTGGACTTCTTGCAAAGGATCTGCTTGGAACGATACTTCCACTCGACCAGCTATCCTCGGGTGAGCAGCACGAGATAGTCTTGGCCTTCGAGCTCATCTTCAACATGCCGAAGAACTCCCTCGTGCTCCTGGACGAGCCAGAGCTGTCGCTTCACGTCACGTGGCAGCGCATGTTCCTTCCAGAGCTGATGGCGATATGTAAGGCCGTCGAGTTCGACTGCATCATCGCCACGCACTCCCCGTTCATCGTCGGACCCCGCACGGATTTGCTGACCCTTCTGGATGCAGACCCCGATGTGGATCTACCTACAGATATCGCTGGCAACGGCATCCTGGCAGCCGCGAGAGATTGAACCATGTCCCAAGGAATGCAATCCGCATGGCTGCGAACCCCCGACGACCTTCTCGCCGAATTAGTCATGGTATCCACCAATCACAGCGGACCTGTGGTTATCGTCGAGGGAAGCACGGACGAGCGTTTTCTGTGTTTGCGCACGGATCCCTCCGTGTATTTCACCATTACGAACGGAAGAGCTGTTTGCATTGCGCTCATACATCTACTCAACAGCGAGCCTAGGCCGTTCTGCTACTTGGCGATCATCGACGAGGATTACCAGTGGCTTGCCCCCGAGACAGCCGACAACATGGTGCATACCGACACGAGGGATCTGGAGTCGATCCTTATTCGATCTCCTGCCCTAGATGCGGCACTGGTTGAACTTGCCGATTCGGGACTGGTTCACGAGTTCAAAGCCACTACAGGCACCTCGATCTGCGAAGCGCTCCTGGACCGTGCAAGTTTTTTCGGAAGAGTTCGGACGCTCGGTTTTCTAAAGGGAAGCGTATCTCTAGACACAATGAAGCCGGCCCGATTTGCAAGGCCAGACTGGACCTATGACCATGATGCATGCGCCGATTACTGCGTGCAGATAGGGCTTGCTGATTCCCGTGAAAAATTGCTGCATGAAGCGTCGGATCTCTCGGCACCGTCTGAGTGGCATTTCGCTCGAGGTCACGACTTGGTTGACATTCTCCTGGGCGGCCTCGCCCATCGCCTTGGCGGAAGTGGGTGCAAGAAACCTGCCCTGGAGGCGATTCTTCGCCAAAGCCTTCAGCACGCCGACTTCGAGACAACAAACTTGTACAGACGCGTCGCCGATTGGCAGGCCGCACGTTCCAGCAGAATTTGGAAGCACTAGCGTTCCGTCGAACGTCCAGTCGCCGCTTTAGGTCGGCGCTTAAAAGGATGAGCCGCCCGGCGGCGGCTCATTAGTTAGCAGTATCAGCGATTGACGCTTACGAGCTTAGGCAAGAGCCGTCGCAGGGCTACATCGTGGTAATGCTGCGTCATCTCAATCCCGGTCCAGCCATAGCCCTCGTCCTGCGCAGCAACCAAAGTGGTACCACTGCCGGCGAAGGGGTCAAGGATCCTCCCGCCTTCCTCGCAGATCCGCACCATCTGCCGCATTAGATCGGTCGGCTTACCCGTCATGTGATGCTTGTCCGCCTTACGCACCGCCGCACGGATCACGCCTGGCAGCACGGGCGCCCGCCGGCCCAACGGCATGTTCCCCTTGCTGCCCCACACCACGTACTCGGCCTGGTTGCGGAAGCGCCCAAGCTGCGGACGCACGCCTTCCGTCTTGTCCCACACCGCGACTCCGCGCCAGGTGAACCCGGCGCATTGCAGCGCGTCCGTGGTCAGCGGCAACTGTCGCCAGTCGGTGAACAGCAGCACAGGCGCTCCATCCTTCAGCACACGGCTGCATTCGGCCAGCCAAAGCCGCATCCACGCCAAGTGCGAGCGCTGGTCGCGCTCATCACCAACGAAGTCAGCGTGCAACTGCGCGCGGCCGCCCTGCATGTACTTCACCTGCGGGGACTGCTGCCTGGACGATGAGTGCGTGCCTCCGCTGGCATAGGGGGGGTCAGTGATGAGGGCGTCGAAGCTGCCGGCCGGCAGGGTTGGCAGGACGGTCAGGGCATCGCCGTGGATCAATTCGTTCTTCATGGGTAGAGCCTTCTTGGGGTCGCTCGCGGCGATCCGAGGGGAGGCTCTCGGCCTTCATGTGGTTCAGCACCCCGCAGCGGGGGCACTTGATCTGGATCTCATAGACGCCGCCGGCCTTGGCCAGCAGCTTGGCGCAGTCGCCACAACGCAGGTTCTTCATGCCACCGCCGGTGCAAGTTCAAATGGAGCGAAGCGGATCACCTCTTGGCCTAGCCAGTCGTTGATCGCGGCAATGCGTGTTTGCAGCGGAGCAAGCTCCATCGCAGCCCACACCGTCGCCGCGTCGCGGATGGATCCGAAGCCGCCGCTATTCTGCGGCACGATGCCGAGCAGCTGCGGCGGCACCCGGAGCGCAGCCAGCATGTCATCGCGCGTCACGCCCTTGATGTTGGCGAACTCATCCTTGGCCGCGACCTCGCTCACCGGGATGATCTGCAGACCGTCCTTCTTGCCGTTGGGCGAGTGCACGAACAGGTTCCGGAAGTTGCCCGGGCCACGCGCCGCCTTGAGCGCCTCGCGAAGGCCGGTTACGTCCGACGATTCCGCCTGGGAGTCGGTCAGGTACAGGATGAAGCCGGCGTGCGAGCCATTGTTGTAGTACTTGCGGCGGAACAGCGTGGCCGACTCGTTGAGCAGCGCGGCCTGCACGGCCGGCATCCACTCGGGCAGGCCGTACACCTCCTGGTCTGCATCGGACTCCCGCAGCTGGTACACCTGCCCGGCGGGGAACTCATGCTCCATGCCGCCCGCCCGCACCTGAAAGAACTCGCCCTCCACCACGCCACGGCGCACGTACTGCGCCAACGGCACGGACAGGCTATGCGCGGCTCCGGAAAGCGCCTTGCGGCGCTCCACGTAGGCCATGCCGAAGGTGGTGTAGTCCAACGCCAGCTGCGCGAAGGTGGCGCGGCTCATCAGCTTGTGGGGGACGAACGTGCTGACCAGCATGTTGCGCTTAAAGGTCAGGCCGCTCTGCAGGTAGGGGTTTGCCCGCGTGGTCCTCGACAGCCCCTGCAGGTTCACCGGCGGCTCGTAGTAGCGCCCGTTGCGCCAGCATTCGAGGTAGTCGAGGATGCCGCGCGATTCCAGCACCGGCGTGGGCTCCCCGAACGTGAACGCTTCGATGGGCCCTGCCGGCGCGGTGACAGCGCTCTGGTCGGTGTCGATCATCAGAAAATCTCCATGGTGCTGCGGGCGGCGGCGCCGCCTTCGAGCGGTTCGTTCTGCAGGGCATGCAGCAGCGCCCACGCCAGATCGGCGTGGCCGGTCGTGCGCGAGCGCCCCGCCGTGTAGGTGGTCTGTCGGCCGCTGGCCGTGCTGGTCTTCTGGATGGCCAGCAGCGACTGGGTCATGTCGGTCCAACCGGCGTCGTATTCCAGACGCTCGTTCTTGATGACATCGAATGCCTTGAGCACCAGCCGCGTCTTCACTTCGGGCGAGTAGCTGAAGGTGGTCAGGCCCGGGAAGAACTGACGGACCAGCTGGGCCACACCGGTGCCCATGCCAGTGGCGTCGATGCCGATGTAGGTGACCCAATAGCGGTGGGTCACCTTCTGGATGAAAGCGGCCTGGTCGGCGAAGTCCATGCCCTTGAACTGGTGGCGTTCCAGCACGCGGAACTTGCCGCCGGGCACCTGTGGCGGGGCCACCACCACGATGCCGGCGCTGTCGCCCGTCTCGGCCGGGTCGTAGCCGATCCACACTGGCCGATCCCCGTAGGGACGAATGGCGAAGGGGCTGAAGTCGCCGGCCCATTCCACCCAGCTGTCGACCTGGCACGGCTGCAGCATGGTGAGTGGGAACACGCTGGCGCTGTCGTCGACGAATTCGCACATCAGCAGGTTGGCGAATTCCTCGGCGCTGTAATCGCGCCGCAGCTCGGCCACATCGAACAGATCGCACCCTCGGTCGGCTGCGTCGAGGACTGTGACGATCTGGCGCCAGATGGCGTCCTCGCACTGCCGGCCACTGCCCAGCCGCCCGTGGCTGACATCGATCGATACCTGCTGGGAGGTCGGCTTGCCCTTGTTGAAACGCTCGCCCGTCCAGAAATCGTAGGCTTCGTGCGCCATGGTGGATGGCGTGCTGAAGTAGGTCTTTCGCCACTTCTTGTGCATCGCCATGCCGCTGGCGACCTTGTTTAGCTGATTGAAGCCGTAAGTCCAGAAGAATTCGTCGAAGTAGAAGTTCCCGTGGTAGCCCTGCGCGGTTCGTGCGTTGGTGCCCAGGAAGAACAGCTCAGCGCCATTGGCCAGAACGATGGGATCGCCGGTGAGGTCCCGGTCCAGCACCTCGCGCACGAAACTACGCATGTAGCCCAGGAAGATGTGCGCCTGACTCTTGGATGCGCTCAGGAAGATCTGATTGCGACCGCTTATCAGCGCGTCGATCAGCGCCTCGCGGGCAAAGTAGTAGGTGGCGCCGATCTGCCGCGACTTGAGGATGACCCGCGTGCGCTCGCTGCCGGCGCGGTACCAATCGCGCTGGTAATCGAAGCACCCGTCGAGGAACGCCTGCTGCAGCCGTTCCACTTCCTCTTCGCTGAACTCGTTCTTGCGGACCTTCTTCTTCGGGCCAGCGTTGCGGTTGGCGACCGCTGGGTTCAGGTCCGTCTCGTTGCCACCGCCCTGGTAGCGCTGGATGCGGGCCTGCCGCTCCAGCTGCCGGTGGAGCAAGTCGATCTCTTTGAAGTCGCCGCCGGTCTTGCCTTCCTTATGGATCAGGATTGCGAGCCGCGCCTCCAAGGCGCCGCCAACACGCTCCACGGTATCGGCACGGTCCCATTCGTCGCGCGCCTTCCAGCTGTGAACGGTCTTTTCCTTCTCACCGATCAACTGGCAGATATCGCAGATGCGCCAGCCCATCCAGTACAAAAACTTTGCCTGGCGACGGGGATCTACGTTGAGTTTTTCGGCTACGCTTTGCACCTCTATAGGTTGCCTGTCGCCTCGCGCGCGCGACAGTGAAAAACCCACGTAGATCATGCGCTTACACGCTCTTCGCGTTGCCGCAACATTTTCCTCACCCGAACATGGGTCATCGCATCGACAACCGATGCGCACTGATACCAGCCGAGGGCGAGATGGCCAGCAAGACCGACAAGAAGCGTTCCCAGTTCTTCCGTGTGGCTGTCGAAGGCGCCACCACCGATGGCCGCGTCATCGAACGCCAGCAGATCCTGGACATCGCCGAAACCTACAGCCCGGACGTATACGGCGCCCGCATCTGGGTGGAACACCTGCGCAGTGCGCTGCCGGACAGCCCGTTCCGCGCGTACGGCGATGTGGTTGCAGTCAAGGCCGAGGAAGTCGAGATCGCCGGCAAAAAGAAGATGGCGCTGTTCGCTCAGGTCGAGCCGACTGACGACCTGGTCGACATGGTGAACGTCCGCAAGCAGAAGCTCTTCACCAGCATCGAGATCGCCCCGGAATTTGCCGACAGCGGCAAGGCGTATCTGTACGGCCTGGCCGTCACCGATTCGCCGGCGAGCATCGGCACCAACATGCTGGCGTTCTCGGCCAAGTTCCCCGACGACAGCCCGCTGAAGGACCGCAAGCAGGCCCCGGGCAATGTCTTCTCCGAGGCGGCCGAAACCGAGATCACCTTCACCGATGTGGAGCAGCCGGAAGTGCGGCAGGGACCGGTTTCAGCCCTGCTGTCCAGCCTCGGCCTGGGCGCCAAGCCGAAGCCCGCGCCCGAGCCGACGCGCGAGTCGTTGGACTTCGACGTTGCCCAGTTCGCCACCCAGCTGCTCGGCGCGGTCGGCGAGCAGGATGCGGCCATGGCCAAGCTGGCGCAGGAGAACCGCAACCTCGCCGCCCAGGTACAGAACCTGTCGGCGCAGGTTGCCGGCTTCCACAAGAAGCTGGACGAAACCGCGCAGCCGAATACGCCCCGTCCCGTGGTCGCTGGCTTCAGCGGCGCCAAGGCCAGCGAAGCAACCGACTGCTGATCGACCCCCACCCTTATTCGAGATTCCCGGAGCAACTATGCGCACCCAGACCCGCGTCCAGTTCGATCAGTTCACCAGCCGCGTCGCGCAGCTGAACGGCGTCACCAGCGCCGCCCACACCTTCGCCGTCGAGCCCACCGTCCAGCAGACGATGGAAGGGCGAATTCAGGAGAGCAGTGCTTTCCTGACCGCCATCAACATGCCCGGCGTGGTCGACCTCAAGGGCGAGAAGATCGGCGTGGGCGTGAATAGCACCATCGCCGGCCGCACCGACACCAGCGGCAGCGGCGAGCGCCAGCCGGCAGATGTCACCGCGCTGGACAGCAACGGCTACGAGTGCGTGCAGACGGATTACGACACCGCCATTCCCTACTCGCGCCTCGACGCCTGGGCGCGCCAGCCCAACTTCCAGACCATCCTGCGCGACGCCATCATCCAGCGGCAGGCGCTGGACCGCATCATGGTCGGCTTCAACGGCACCAGCATCGCCAAGACCACCGACCGCGCCCTGAACCCGCTGCTGCAGGACGTCAACAAGGGCTGGTTCCAGAAGTACCGCGAGCACGCCCCGGCCCGTGTCATGACCGGCGGTGCTACTCCGGGCGCGGTGAAGATCGGCGCCGGCGCGGACTTCGCCAACCTCGACGCGCTGGTGATGGACGTGGTGTCCAACCTGATCGAGCCGTGGCATCAGAATGATCCGAACTTGGTCGTGATCCTGGGCCGCAGCCTGGTATTCGACAAGTACTTCCCGATCATCAACAAGGACCTGGCCCCGACCGAGCAGCTGGCCGCGGATCTGGTGCTGGGCACCAAGCGCATCGGCGGCTTGCAGCCGGTGATCGTGCCGTTCGTCCCGGCCAATGCGCTGATGGTCACCTCGCTGGACAACCTGTCGATCTACTGGCAGATCGAAGGCCGCCGCCGCTACATCATCGAGCAGCCCCACAAGAACCGGGTGGCGAACTTCGAGTCGTCCAACGACGACTACGTGGTCGAAGACTACGGCCGTGGCGCCCTGGTCGAAAACATCGTGGTTCAGGACTGACGCCATGGCCAGCAGCCCCGCCAAGCGTCATCTGCAGCGCGTCCTGGCCGAACAGGCGGCCGTTGCTGCCGCCGGCTCCAGCCTGATGGCTGGCACCACCATCTACCAGCAGATGCAGCTGCAGCTGGCCAACGACCGCGCCCGACTGAAACAGATCCAGTCGGGCGAGGGCAAAGCCAAGCTCAAGGCCGTGCTGCTGCCGGAGTACTCCGACTACGTAGATGGCGTATTGGCGGCCGATCAGGGCGGTCCGGACGACGTAGTGGCCACGGTCATGCTGTGGAACATCGACGCCGGCAACTTCGACCGTGGCTTGGACATCGCTGCCTACGTCCTGGCACACCGTATGCCGATGCCGGACCAGTTCAGCCGTACCACCGGCTGCCTCGTTGCCGAGGAAGTGGCGGTGGCCGCACTCAACGCGCAGAAGACCGGCGGTGAGTTCGACCAAGGCGTGCTGGACCGTGCGGTGGCGCTGACCGAGGGCCACGACATGCCCGATCAGGTCCGCGCCAAGCTGCTGCTGGCCCGTGCACGTGGCCTGCTGCAGACCGACAGCGAGCAACTGCCGCTGACGGCCGAGGCGGTCGATCTGGCCGTTGCTGACCTGGTCCGCGCCATCCAGCTGCACGATTCGTGCGGCGGCAAGAAGGATCTGGAAGGCGCCCAGCGCCTGCAGAAGAAATTCGCGGGCAACCAGTCCAACGACTGACCCGCACAACGAGCGTCCCCGCGACCCCGCCGGCTCGGGGCCGATCACCAGGCCTCTCTCCCCTGGTGTGACGCCCCGACCACCGGCGACTTATTGAGGCCACCATGAGCAGCTTCACCGCCAACGCATCCCCCAGCCCGCAACAGCATCCGATCACCGCCGGCCCGTTCTGGCCGGAGATTGATGTGGCGGCGGTGCGGGAGGCTATCCGCATTACCGGCGATGTGACGCCGGCGCGGATGCGCAGTGTGGTGGTTGGCGCCGTGATGTCCGTCACCCGTGAGCTGGTCGACTACCGGGTCGCCCAGGAAAAGGCCGGGCACGCGCAGCTGTCGGACGTTCCATCCGACCAAGTCGATGGCGTGTCCCAGCTGGTACAGCTCTACCGGCAGGCTGTGTACTGCGCCACCGCAGTTGTGCTGCATGAGCGGTACCGCTCGTACGACGCGACCGCACAGGGCAACCAGCGCGCCGATGACCTGACGCCAACCATTGATGAGATCCGGCGCGACCAGCGCAATGCCATCAGCGACCTGCTGGGGCAGCGGCGGGTAACGGTGGAGCTGATCTGATGCGTGTGGTGGCGATGCAAGGCGACACCATCGACGCGCTGTGCCACCGGCATCTGGGCACCACCGCCGGCATGGTCGAACAGGTGCTGGCCTTGAACTACGGGATCAGCCTGCATGGGCCGGTCCTGCCACAGGGGACCGTGGTGGTCCTCCCCGATGTACCCACCCCTTCCGCCGGCGCCGTGACGCGCCCCTTGATCCAGCTCTGGGACTGATGATGACCGAACCCACCTCCACCGGAAGCATGGTTGCACTGGCCACTGGCGTCGGCCTGGCATCGCTGCTGCCCGGCATTGACGCAGACGCCTTCATCGGCGCCTTCGCTGGTGCCACGTTGTTCGTTGTGTCCGCCAAGGATCTGTCGATCTGGAAGCGGCTGATCTACCTGGCCATCAGCGTCGTCGCCGGCTACCTGGGCGGCACCGAGGTCATGCGTCGTTTCGATGTCGCCTCCAGCGGTCTGGCCGCGTTCTTCTGCGCGGCCACGATCATCACCCTGACATTGGCCCTGATCGAGCGCAGCCGCACCGCCGATCCGGCCCGCCTGCCGCGTGGAGGCACCGATGGCTGAGTTCCTGAGTACCGGCACCCTGTTGTGCTGCCTGGCCATCTGCGTGCGCCTGCTCACCTACCGCCCGGCGGAGGGCGCCCGCCACCGCCACGGCGTTGCCTGGTGCGCCTGGCTGCTGATCGCGGCCACGGGCGGGCAGGCCCTGCAGATCATCCTGCAGGGTGCCAAGGCGCCCACCAGCGGTTGGCAGCTGATGTTGCTGGTTGTCCTGCTGGTTACCACCTACCGGGCGCGCGGCAACGTCGCCCACCTGTTCGGAGTGGATTGACCATGATCACCGCCGCCCAGCTCGCCCAGGCGATGCAGTGCCCGCTTACCCGCGCCCAGCGCTGGGTGGAGCCGCTGAACGCCGCCATGAAGCGATTCGGGATCTCCACCCCGTTGCGCGCGGCGCACTTTCTGGCCCAGCTGGGCCATGAGAGCCTGAGCTTGGGCCGCGTGGAGGAAGGCCTGAGCTACAGCCGCGACCGCCTGCTGGAGGTGTTCGGCAAGTACGTGACCCCTGCCGAGGCGGCCGCGTTCGTCCACCAGCCGGTCAAACTCGGTAACCGGGTCTACGCCAAGCGCAACGGCAACGGCGTCGAGTCCAGTGGTGATGGCCATCGGTACCGTGGGCGCGGGCCCATGATGCACACCGGGCGCGGCAACTATCGCCGCATCGGGGAGCTGATCGGACAGCCGCTGGAAGAACTGCCTGCGCTGCTGCTTGAGCCGGAGACCGGCGCCATGGCGGCTGCGGCCTTTTGGGCCGACAACGGCCTGAACGCCCATGCCGATCAGCGCGACGTGCTGGCCGTCAGCCGCGTCGTGAACCTGGGCAACGCCCGCTCTCGTGCCACCCCTAATGGGTTTGCCGACCGCACAGCGCGCCTGCAGCGCTGCATGGCGGCGCTGGGGGTGCGCTGATGCTCAACCGAGCCATCGTCCTGGTCGTCCTGCTGCTGGCCGTCGCCGGCCTGGCCACCTGCCAGCAGCAGCGCATCGGCCACGCAAACAGCGAGCGCGATGAGGCTAAGGCTGACCTGGCAAGCGCCAACGCCACCAACGCCGCCCTGAAGCGCAAGCTGGAGCTTGCCCAAGGCACTACCCGCACCGTGACCGAGTACGTCGACCGCGTGCAGGTGGTCCGCGAGCGCGGCACCACCATCGTCAAAGAGGTTCCCGTCTATGTCACTGCGAATGCTGATGCTGCCTGCACTGTGCCTGCTGGTTTCGTGCACCTCCACGACGCCGCCGCGAGCGGCGACCCCCTCGCCGGAATTGCCGGAGATCCTGATGCGCCCGCCGCCGGCGTTACGCTCTCTGTCGTCGCCGAAACCCTCGCCGACAACTACACCATCCACCACGCCACCGTCGCCCAGGTAACGGGCCTGCAGGCGTTGGCGCGGCAGCTGCATACCGCCCTGCAGCAGTGTGACGCGCCGTGAAGAAGCCGCAGCAGCTTCGCGATCACCTGGTCGCCGCAATTCCGGCGCTGGCCAATAACCCCGACCGCCTGCTGATCTTCGTGGAAGGCGGCGGGTTGAATGGCACCTACAAGCCGGGGCTGTGCTTCGAGTACCGGTACACGTTGGAGCTGGTGCTGACCGACTTCGCCGGCGCGCCGGAGGCTGTGATGCTGCCGTTGCTGCAGTGGCTCACCCGCCACCAATCCGAACTGCTGGCCAACCCCTCCAACCGGGAAAAGCTCAGCTTTGAAGTCGATGTGCTGTCCGAGGACCTGGTGGATCTGGCCATCAAGCTGCCGCTGACCGAGCGGATGAAGGTCTACCGCGATGAGCAGGGCAACCTGCAGCTGCAACACCTGGCTGAACCGGCCACCGAAGGCGAACACGCCGACACGCTCGCCGGCGGAGCGCTGTTCGATGCCGGCGTGCTGGTGGCCACGCTGCCCGCCATCACCGCATGAGCGAGGACCTGCAGCGGCTGGAGGCGTGGGTCGCACCCCTGCTGCAACGCTTGCAGCCGGCCGAACGCAGCCGCCTGGCACGCAAGGTGGGCATGGGGCTGCGCCGCGCTCAGCAGAAGCGCATCGCCGCCCAGCAGAACCCGGATGGCTCCCCTTACGCCCCACGTCGCACGCCCACGCCGCGCCGGGCGAAGGCCGGCCGGATCAAGCGCGGCGCCATGTTCGCCAAGATCCGGCAGGCGCGGCATCTGCGCGTCCGCACCAGCGCCCAGGAAGTGACCGTGGGCTTCACGGGGCGCGTCTCACGCATCGCCCGCATTCATCAGGAAGGGCGCTCGGATACGGTGGGCTCAAACGGACTGAGGGTCACCTATCAGCGCCGCCTGCTGCTGGGCTTTACCCAAGCCGATGAGCAGTTGGTACGCGAGCTCATCCTTGACCATCTGGCCGGGCAATAGCGTAGGCGCGGCCGCTACACGTCATCCCCGCCGGACACGCGCGCGCGCGATGGGAAGCTGGAAATACCCCTCCAGCCGGTGCCGCCGTGTCTACGTTTACCGCCATCGAAGTCGACAAGCTGCCGGCACCGGACATCTTCGAGCAGCGCACCTTCGAGTCGATTTATGCCGAGCGTTTGGCTGAGTTCCGCCGGCTCTGCCCGGACTTTTCGGCCATTGTCGAATCCGATCCGGTGATCAAGATCCTGCAGGCCAGCGCGTACCGCGAAATGCTGCTGCGCGAGCAGTTCAACCAGCGCGCACGCGGCGTGATGCTGCCGTTCGCCCAAGGCGGCGACCTGGACAACCTCGCCGTGCCCTACGGCGTGCAGCGCAAGTTGGTGATTCCCGCCGACCCCGAGGCCGGCACGCCCGCGCGCTATGAGAGCGATGAGGACTTCCGCCGCCGGATCCAGCTTGCGCCAGAGGGCCTGTCGGTGGCTGGCCCCGAAGGCGCCTACATCTTCCACACCCTGTCGGCCCACGCCGATGTCCTTGACGCGAGCGTGCACAGCCCGGCGCCGGCCGAGGTGGTGGTGACCGTTCTGTCTCGCCTTGGCGATGGCACGCCCGATGCGACGCTGCTGGCGTCGGTGGAAGCCGCCCTGCTCAACGGCAACGTCCGACCCCTCACCGACCATGTCACCGTTGCCGGCGCCCAGGTGCACCCGTACGAAATCCGCGCGGAGGTGACCACCTTCAATGGCCCGGATAGTGGGCTGGTACTGGCGGAGGCGAACCGGCGCGTGGAGCAGTTCCGCAGCCAGTCCCAGCGCCTTGACCGCGATGTGCCCCTGTCGGCCCTGTACGCGGTCCTCCACGTTGAAGGCGTGCAGCGAGTGAAATTGATCAGCCCTGCCGCCGACATCATCGTCAACGCGCAGTCAGCCGCCTTCTGCACGGCCGCCGTGATCACCCACGTGGGCACCGATGACTGAGCCGCGCTCCCTGTTGCCGCCCAACAGCACACGGCTGGAGCGTGCCGTGGAGGGCGCCGACGCCCAGCTGGCCAGCATACCCATGGTGCACCACACCCTATGGAACCCATGGACGTGCCCAGCCGAGTTTCTGCCGTTCCTGGCGTGGACCGTGTCGGTCGACACGTGGAGCAGCGACTGGCCAGAACACATTCAGCGCTCCCGCATCGCCAGCTCCTTCCAGATCCAGCGGCACAAGGGCACCGCGCAGAGCATCGCCGACGTAGTGGCCAGCTTTGGCGGTCAAGTCCAGATCCGCGAGTGGTGGGAGCTGGATCCGCCCGGGCCGCCGCACACGTTCGAGCTGCTGCTGACCCTGAGCGGCCAGAGCGGTCAGGAAGCCACGGCCGCGTTCATTGACCAGGTCATGGCGGCGGTGAACCGCGCCAAGCCTGTGCGCTCGCATTTCACCTTCACCCAGGGCATCAACGTAGAAGGCGCCATCGGCGTCCTCGGCGTCGCCCGCGTGCTCACCTCCACCCGCCTTCAGCTGGCGGCGAGCGAACCGTAGGAAGACCCATGCCCGTTCCCCAGATCACCATCACTCCGGCCGGCTTCGCGGCTATCGTCAACGCAGAGCACTCCGGTACCGCGCCGGTAAAGCTGACCCACGTCGGGCTGACCGCGCAGCACTTTGACGTGGCCACGGTCGGCGCATCGGTGCCGGGCGAGGCCAAACGCCTGACCACCTTCGGCGGCCAAGCGGTCGCTGTCGATACCTTGCACCTGAACGTGCGCGACGACACGGCTGACGCCTACACGCTGCGTGGCTTCGGGCTGTACCTGCAGGACGGCACGCTGTTTGCCGTCTACTCCCAGCCGGCGCCGATCATGGAGAAGGCATCCGCGGCGGTCATGCTGCTGGCCACCGACATTCGGTTCGCCAAGGTCGATGCCACCAGCATCGAAGTGGGCGACATCGACTTCATCAACCCGCCGGCCACCACCTCGCGGGTGGGCGTGGTACGTCTGGCCACCGACGTGGAAGCCGAGGCTGGATCCGACCCCACGCTCGTGCTCACACCCTTCGGGCTGGCCCGCTACATCAACAAGCGCTTCGGTGACGGTGCCCCCAGCGCGTTCGTAAAAAGCTTGCTTGGCCTGGCCACCGCCGCACTGTTCCGCACTGAACTGGGCCTGCGCGGCGCTGCTCTGCGTGATGAGGGTCACGGCAACGGGTTGGACGCGGACCTGCTAGACGGCAACCATGGAGACTACTACCGCGACTGGCGCAACCTGACCGGGGTGCCGTCTCAGTTCCCACCCTCTCCGCATGGCCACGCATGGGCGTCGATCACCGGCCAGCCCGACACCGCCCTGCGTTGGCCCACCTGGGGCGAGGTCAGCAGCAAGCCGGCAACGTATCCGCCGAGCGGGCACTCGCACCCGTGGTCGGATATTACGGGCGCGCCCGACCCAGCGACCCGCTGGCCGACGTGGAATGAGGTGACCAACAAGCCGGCGACCTACGCACCCGCCGCGCATACGCACGGCGAGTACGTGCAGAAGACCGGCGACACCATGACCGGTCCACTCAACATCAACGGCAATGCGCTGCGAATCTACGGATGGGGTGGGAACGCGCAGTCCGGCGTCTTGTATCTAGGCACCGGCGAGAGCTACATCTTCAAGAACGGCGCGAATTTCGATATCCGGAACGAAACCGGCGGCTACACCGCGACCATCGTACGGGGCGGCAACATTCTGACGTCGAGTGGCGACCAGTCGATCAACGTCGGAACGCTGCGCATCATGCCGACTGCTGGCGGTGACCAACTCTTCTTCCGCGCGAATGGCGCGCTTGGCGTGGGCATCGACGCGGTCAACAACAGCAACGGCTCTTACGCGGCGCTGTCGCTTCGCGGCACCTCCATCGCCCTGAACGGCCCGACCGTCGTCAACCACAACCTGAGCGTTACGGGCGATTTCTCCAACGGTGGGTCGTGCGTTCTCTCCAACGGCGGTATTCGTACAACCGAGGGATCGCTGACCAACTGCGGCTATGTTTCATTCCATACCACTAACGGGACCCGTCGCGGATACATCGGCTGGAATGACGGCAGCAGCCGCCTTCAGTACAGCGCCGAGGGTGGCTTCGTTGGACATTCGTTCGTAGGCAACGTAGTCGCCTCCGGCGGCTTCGATTTCGGCTCATCTCGCAAGCTGAAGAACATTGAAGGCCCGATTCCGTACGGCCTGGCCGAGGTTCGCCGCGTCGCCACCCTGATCGGTCGATACAAACCGGAGTTCAACAGCGACGACCGTAGGCGCCTGTTCTTCGACGCGGAACAGCTCATGGAGCTGATGCCGGAAGTCGTGGACGCCGAGGGTGTTGCGTTCAACGGAGAGTTGGTTCCGTCCATCAAGATCGACCAGGCGTTGCCGCCGGTCTACCGGGCTGTTGCGGAACTGGCTGAAATGGTGGACTCGCTGACCGCTGAACTTGCCGAAATGAAGGCCGGACGCTGATATGGCGAAGGGCTACCGTTTCCAATCTGTCGACTTCGATGACCTCTTCGACCCGGACATCATGGGCAATGGGCCCTCCGTCGCGAACCTTCGCAGCGGCGGCGCCCTGCGGTACGCGGCCATCGCCTACGGCAGCAAACGGCCTGACGTGGGTTATCGTCAGGGTGGCGTCGACGTATCGAACCTGTGGGCGGCGAAGGGGACCGCCACCTACACGCTGCCGATCAACGGCCAGGCATTCAGCGCGCACAACCAGTCTCGCACCAATTCCACCGGCTCGGCTGTGGCAACGGTGACGTTTGTCATCGACAGCAATGGAACTTACCGAATCCTTCAGAGCACAACAGGCGGCGGCAACAACAATACCTCCGACCCCATCAGCGGAACCTGGCTGCCGGCGGGCGCCACGGTCGGCGAGTACGACGTGCAGTTTGAAGCGACGAACGTGGGCGCCGCATCCATCAGCAATGGCGCGGCTTCATACTCTTCCTGCAGCGCCTCGCGCTCGGTCGCGGCGTCGGTATCCGTGCCGGCCGCGTCGCTGGATAACGTTTATGCGGAGGTCACCCTGATCATCCGCCTGCGCAGGTCCAATGGCGCCATCTCCACCACCCAAATCCTGGCCAAGGTGGGCGCAGCGGGCTGGCACTGACCGCTACGCTGTAGCGGCGCATCTTACGGCGCGTGCTACGTGCGCGCGCGAGGCGCCCGGCTGAACATGAGCGCATGGATAGCGCTCTGCCCCAACAGGTCAACAACCTTCTGCGCGACGGCGTGGTGACCGAGGTCAACCACGCGCGTCAGCTGTGCCGAATCAGCAGCGGCGAGACCCACACCGACTTCATTCCCTGGCTCGTCAGTGCGGCGGGAGAGACTATCGCCTGGGCAGCTCCCAGCATCGGCGAACAGGTCAAGCTGCTCTGTGGCGACGGCGACTTGGCGAACGCGGTGGTGCTGCGCGGGCTGTACAGCTCTCAATACCCCGCCCCGTCCACCGATCCAGATGTCGTGCTGAGCCAGTTCAAGGATGGCGCGGTGATCGGCTACAACGCGGCCACGCACGCCTTGACGGCAGTGCTGCCCGCTGGCGGCACGGTCGCTGTGCAGGCGGACGGGGGCGTCACCATCACCGGACCGGTCACCATCGTTGGGGATACCGAGATCACCGGCCAGGTCAAGGTTAACGGCAAGGCCGTGGTGTCTGAAGACGTGGTTGGCGGCGGCATCAGCCTCAAACAGCACAAGCACAGCGCCGTGCAGCCCGGCGGCGGCTCCTCTGGGGCGCCTCTGTGATCGGTATGGACGCCCGCTTCGGTGCCTTCAGCGACGACACGGCGCACCTGCGCCAGTCCATCGCCGACATCCTCACCACACCCATCGGCTCGCGCATCGGGCGTCGTGAGTATGGCTCCTTGCTTCCAGAGCTGATCGACCAGCCCTTCAACGACGCAACCCGCTTAAAGCTGTTCGGCGCCGCCGCCACAGCGCTGCTGCGCTGGGAGCCGCGGATCCGCCTCACCCGGATCAGCCTCACCCGGTCCGCCGATCCTGGCGCGTTCGTGCTGGATCTGGACGGTCAGCGCGCCGTCCCCACCGGTGCCTCCCGCACCACCCGCCTCTCCGTCCCGCTCCGCTTCCGCACCCCCTAACCGCAGGAGTCACCATGGCCAACGAATATCACCACGGCGTACGCGTCGTCGAAATCAACGGCGGAACGCGCCCGATTCGCACCGTCGCCACCGCCATCATCGGAATCGTCTGCACCGGCGAGGATGCCGACGCCACGGTATTTCCGCTCAACCGTCCGGTGCTGCTGACCGACGTCCTGGGCGCCATTGGCAAGGCCGGCACCAGCGGCACGCTGCGCTCGACGCTGCAGGCCATCGCCGACCAGGCCAATGCGATCACGGTGGTCGTTCGCGTTGCCGAAGGCGACGACGACAGCACCACGACCGCCAACGTCGTCGGCAAGAAGGATGGGGCCACCTACACCGGTCTGCAGGCGCTGCTTGTTTCCGAAGCGCAGGTGGGTGTGCGACCACGCATCCTCGGCGCCCCGGGCCTGGACACCCAGCCCGTCGCCGCCGCGCTGGGCATCATCGCCAAAAAGCTGCGGGCCATGGCCTACGTCAGCTGCGCGGCCAGCGCATCGGTGCCCGAGGCGGTTGCCTACCGCGCGCAGTTCAGCGAGCGCGAGTTGATGCTGATCTACCCTGATTTTGTCGCCTTCGACACCAGCACGGCCACCAGCGGGATGGCCTTTGCCACCGCGCGTGCGCTCGGCCTGCGGGCGCTGATCGATCAGCAGCAGGGCTGGCACAAGTCGCTGTCCAATGTCGCCGTTTCCGGCGTCACCGGCATCAGCCGCGATATCCACTGGGATCTGCAGGATCCGGCCACCGACGCCGGTGTGCTCAACGCGGCCGACATCACCACCCTCATCAATTCCAACGGCTACAAATTCTGGGGCTCGCGCACCTGCAGCGACGATCCGCTGTTCGCCTTCGAGACCTCCACCCGGGCGGCTCAGATCCTGGCCGACACCATCGCCGAGGCCCAGATGGTCTACGTGGACAAGCCTCTGCATCCCTCGCTGGTGCGGGACATGATCGAGAGCATCAACGCCAAGTTCCGCGAGCTGGTCAATGCCGGTTACCTGCTGGGCGCTACCGCCTGGTATGACCCGGCCGCGAACCTGCCCACGCAGCTGTCCACCGGCCGGCTCGCCATCGACTTCGACTACAGCCCGGTGCCGCCGCTGGAGAACCTGGTGCTCAACCAGCGCATCACTGATCGCTACTTCGCCGACTTCCCCGCCCGTATCAGCGGCTAAGGCCGCACTGAGGAATCCATCCCATGTCCCTGCCCCGCAAACTGAAGAACCTCAACCTGTTCAACGATGGCGAGAGCTATCTCGGCCAAGTCACCGAGTTCAAGCTGCCGACCCTGACCCGCAAGATGGAGGAATACCGCGCCGGCGGCATGCTCGGCCCCATCGACGTAGATATGGGCCAGGAGAAGATCGAAGCCGAGTGGAAGTGCGGCGGCCTGATGCTGCAGGTGCTGCGCCAGTATGGCGCGATCCGACACAACGCCGTCCAGCTGCGCTTTGCTGGCGCGTATCAAAGTGAAGACAGCGAGACCGTGGACTCGGTCGAAATCGTGCTGCGCGGTCGCCACAGCGAGGTCGATGCCGGTACCGGCAAGGTGGGCGATGACACCGAGTTCAGCGTCAAGACCTCGATCAGCTACTACAAGCTGGTGATCAACGACCGCACCGAGATCGAGATCGATCTGGTCGGCATGGTCTTCCTGGTCAACGGCGTGGACCTGCAGGCCGCCCAGCGCCGCGCCATCGGCTACTGATTTTCCGCCCGGCTACGGCCGGGCCCAACCCAGAGAGAGACAACGTGAACGATCAACCCACCACCAGCGTCGCTGAAGACGCCTTGTACCGTTCGGAGAACGCATTGCGCGAGGGCATCACCGTGCGCGCCAATGAGAGCCATTCCGGCCCCCTCTCCGCCGGCATCGGCACCGGCACCCTGACGCAGCCGCAGCCGGGTTCCATTCTGCTGGAGACGCCGATTCGTCGCGGCGACCAGGTGATCAGCAGCCTGACCCTGCGTAAGCCGGACGCCGGCACGCTGCGCGGCATCAAGCTGGCTGATCTGCTGCAGATGGACGTGGGCGCCCTGACCACGCTGCTGCCGCGCATCAGCACGCCGACGCTGACCGCCGCCGACGCCGCCAAGCTCGACCCGGTCGACTTGGTGGCCATCGCCACCGAAGTGGGCAATTTTTTCTTGACGAAGGCGCAGCGGGAGTTCCCGTCTGCGTAGAGGAATTCATGGCCGATATCGCGGTGATGTTTGCGTTTTCGCTCACCGAGCTGTCGGCCATGTCCCTTGCTGAATTGGTCGAATGGCGCGAGCGCGCCCGAGTACGTAGCGGAGCAGACCAGTGATACAGTTCGCCCATGGCCACCCTTATCGCCACCATCTTTGCCCTTTGCCTGCTGGCTGCGGTCGGCGTGTTGCTGGTGTGGGCACTGAGCGCGCTGTGTCGCTTCCTGGCCGCGCTGTTGCCCGATCCCAGCGAGAAGCCCTCGCCGTAGCCATCCACCGGGCTGCCATCGCATGAGCGGTGGCAACCTTCGCCTGCAGGTGGTCCTGCAGGCCCTCGACCAGGCCACTGGCCCATTTCGCAAAGTGCTTGCCGGTAGCAAGGGGCTGTCGGCGGCCCTGCAGCAGCAACAGGCCACGCTGCGCCGGCTCAATGCCGCCCAGCGCGACGTCAGCGCCTTCCGCCAGCAGCAAGAGGCCACGCGCAGCACTGCCTTGGCCCACCGCGAGGCGCAGGAGCGGGTGCGGCAGCTGGCCATGCAGCTCGCTGCTACCGCTGCGCCCACGCGCAAGCTCAACAACGAATTCAAGCAGGCCAAGGCCGCCGCCGGCCTGCTCAAGACCCAGCACCAACAGCAGGCCGTGGAGCTCCAACGCCTGCGCGGTGGCTTGGAACGTGCCGGCATCAGCACCCGACAGCTGGGCACCCATGAGCGTAAGCTGCGCGGCGATATCGCCGCCGCCACCACCCAGATGGAACAGCAGCGCGCCCGCCTGGCGTCGCTGGACGCGGCTATGGCGCGTAGCCGGAAGGTCCACAGCGCCGGCATGAACGCCGCCGCCCACGGAGCAGGCATCGCGTTTGCCTCCATGGCCGCGCTGCGCGTGCAGGGCTTCCCCATCGCCCAGGCCATGACGTTCGAGTCGGCGATGGCCGACGTGAAGAAGGTGGTCAACTTCGACACGCCTGAGCAGTTCCAGCAGATGAGCCAGGACGTGGAGGATCTCTCGCGTCGTCTGCCCATGGTGCCGGCCGATATCGCCAAGATCGTTGCTGCCGCTGGCCAGGCGTCGATCCCGCGCGAAGAGCTGGTGCGCTTCGCCGAGGACGCGGCGAAGATGGGCGTGGCCTTCGACACCAGCGCTGAAGAGGCGGGCCAGACCATGGCCACCTGGCGCACCGCCTTCAAAATGGGCCAGGACGACGTGGTCGTGCTGGCCGACAAGATCAACTACCTGGGCAACACCGGCCCCGCCAGCGTCCAGAAGATCAGCGAGGTGGTGAACCGGATCGGCGCGCTGGGTGAGGTGGCTGGCCTGGGCAGTGGCCCGCTGGCCGCGCTCGGTGCCACCGTGGCCGGCATGGGTATCGAGTCCGAGGTCTCGGCCACCGGCATCAAGAACATGCTGCTCACGCTGTCCTCGGGCGATGCTGCCACCAAGAGCCAGCTCACGGCCTTCGAGAAGCTCGGGCTCAATGCCAAGACCATGGCCCAGTCCATGCAGAAGGATGCCGGCGGCGCCATCGTGGGCGTGCTGGAGAAGCTGAAAAAGCTACCCAAGGCCGAGCAGGCCGCGACCATGACCCAGCTGTTTGGGCGTGAGTCCATCGGCGCGATCGCGCCTCTGCTGACCAACCTGGACCTGCTGAAGGGCAACTTCGACAAGGTCACCGACGCACAGAAGTACGGCGGCTCCATGGGCGCCGAGTACGCCGCGCGTGTGGCCACCTCCGAGAATGCGCTGCAGCTGCTCAAGAACAGCGCGCTGGTGGTGGCCCAGTCCATCGGCAAGACGCTGCTGCCGGACTTCAAGGCGCTGGTGGACCGCACCGCGCAGGTCATCGGCAAGGTAACCGAGTGGGTGCGTGCCAATCCGCAGCTGGTGGCCACTATCGCCAAGGTCGCGGTGGTGGGCACCGCGCTCGCCACCGTCTTGGGCGGCCTGCTGGTTGCTGGCGGCGTGGGTGCTATGGCGCTGACCCAGATCCACAAGGCCGTGGCGCTGCTGAGCGGCGGCGGCGGCATCGGCCGCCTGGTTGGCCAGGTCGTATCGCTGGGTGGGCGCGCCTTCCCCATGCTTCTCAACGTGGGCCGCATGCTGCTGCCGCTGCTCGGCGGCGTCAGCGCGCCGGTGCTGGCCATCGGCCTGGCCATCGGCGTGGTGGCGGCGCTGGTGTGGAAATACTGGGGGCCGATCAAGGCCTTCATGGTTGGCGTGTGGCAGGGCGTGATGGACGTTGTCGGCCCGATCATGGCGGAGTTGATGACCGCGCTCGCACCGCTGGCACCGGTGTGGGACATGGTGTCCAGCGCGATGGGGCAGGCGTGGGCGTGGGTGCAGAAGCTGTTCGCCCCCTTCGCCGCCACCAGCGAGCAGTTGCACGGTGCAACCGACGCCGGCCGCGGATTCGGCCAGATCCTGGGCACCGTGCTGACGGTGAACCTGCGTATGGCGGTGACCGCGCTGGGTTGGCTGGTGTCAGCCTTTACTACGATCCTGCCGATCATCCAGAACGCGGTGGGTGGCGCTTGGCAGTACCTGCAGGGCGCGTGGAACCTGATCGTGAGCCTGTTCACCGGCAACGGCGAGCGTCTGCGCACCGGTCTGACCATGATGTGGCAGGGCATCAATCAGGTGCTGATGGGCTGGCCGGCGATGATGACGCAGGCAGGCATCGACATGATCGCCGGGCTGGTTGGCGGCATCACCTCCATGGGCGGCGCCGCGCTCGATGCGGTAGCGGGCGTTGCTTCCGGTGTGGTCGGAAAGTTCAAGGGGATGCTGGGCATTCACAGCCCCTCGCGCGTGTTCGCCCAGTTCGGCGACTTCACCATGCAGGGCCTGGCCGGCGGTCTGGATCGCAGCCAAGGCGAGCCGCTGCAGCAAGTGACCAGCCTGGGCGACCGCATGAAGCAAATGGGCGCCGGAATCGCGCTGGGAGCCGCCTCCATGCCGGTCCTGGCCGGCGGCGCGCCCGTACTCGCCCCGAGCGCAGGAGCAGCCGCAGCGGGCGCCTCCGGGCCTCCTGTCTACAACATCAACGTCACGGCACCGGCCGGCAGCGACGCCCAAGGGCTCGCTCAGCTGATCCGGCAGGCCATTGACGACCACGAACGCAGCAAGGCCACGCGCCAAGGCTCGCGGCTGAGCGACTGAGATTCCGCCCATGATGATGACCTACGGCACCTTCGTTTTTTCCCTGTCCACAGTGGCCTACGAGCAGCTGCAGCGGCAGATGACGTGGAAACACGCTTCCAGCGAGCGCGTGGGCGCTCGCCCTGCTCGGCAGTACGTCGGCCCGGGCGACGACACGATCAGCCTGCAGGGCAGCATCAGCGCCGAACTGACAGACAACCTACTGGTGCTGGACGAACTGCGCGAGTTGGGCGATGAAGGTCGACCACACGCCTTGGTGGAGGGCACTGGTCGCGTCTATGGCGCCTATCTGCTGGTGAGCCTCAACGAAACGCGCAAGGAATTGTTCAGCGATGGCGTGCCGCGCTTAATCGAGTTCCAGCTCCAGCTGGAGCGAGTGGACGACAGCGCCGCCGAGGCCAGTACGTGACCGGCGCCCCCTATCCGCAGGTCGCGTGGCGCGTGGTGCTTGATGGCCTAGACCTCACCGACCGCATCGCTCCCCGCCTGCTGGACCTCACCTTGACCGAAAGCCGGGGTGATGAGGCCGACCAGGTGGATCTACGCGTGCATGACCATGACGGTCGTGTTGCCCTGCCGCGCCGTGGGGTCACCCTGCAGCTGGCCATCGGATGGCGCGACAGCGGGCTGTTCGATAAGGGCACGTTTGTCGTTGACGACGTGGAGCACAGCGGCGCGCCTGACATTCTCACGATCCGTGCCCGCTCGGCCGACCTCACCGGCGCTGTCCGCCGCCGGCGCGAACGCAGCTGGCACGACACGACCTTGGGCGCGATCCTGGGCACCATCGCCGGCGAACACTCGCTGCGCGCATCCATCGCAGAGGATCTGGCCAAGGTGCGTGTGCCCCACCTTGACCAGGCCAACGAGAGCGACATCAACCTGCTGACGCGCCTGGGCAAACGCTTCGACGCTGTAGCCACGGTCAAGGCTGGGACGTTGGTATTCGCCCCCATCGGTGCGGGTACCACGGCCAGCGGTCAGCCGCTGCCTGCCGTAACCATCGTGCGTGCATCGGGCGACCAGCACCGATTCTCGGTATCTGACCGCGATACCTACACCGGCGTGCGCGCCTACTGGGGCGACCGCAGTGCGGCACGGCGCAAAGCGGTGCTGGTCGGTACAGACAAGAACGAGAAGAAGCTGCAGCCGACCTACGCCACAGAAAGCGAGGCCCGGCAGCAGGCGCAGGCGGAGTTCCAGCGCTTGGGGCGCGGCACCGCGCAACTGAGTTACCGACTGGCGCTGGGGCGCGCAGACATCTATCCAGAGCAGACCGTCAACGTGAGCGGGTTCAAGCCGGAGATCGACGGCACCGACTGGCTGGTGGTCAAGGCGACCCACACCATCGACGGCGGCAGCGGGTTCGTCACAGCGTTGGACCTCGAACGCGGAGGTTAGAACGCCCTTGCCCGCAACGCTCTCGAATGCAACGTCGACAGTAAGCCGCGCAAATCAAGGGCTATTCGCAGGTCGCGCAATCGCCGCCTCGAGCCTAAGCAGAACGAACTGAACCATGGTCAATGAGAGCTGACGGAGCAGTCGGGCTTGGTCAGACTCGGCCATGTAAGGATGCGCGCCGGTTTCACTAAGCAAGCCGTACAACTTGTCGACGGCCTCGCGCTCCTTCTTCTCGAAGATACCAGTCTGTTCAAGGTACTTGCGAACCTCGACAGGCCGGCCAATGTCGGCTTCACTCATTGGTTCAGCCTTGAAGGTAGAGAGCTTTCTAGCGCCCTCCTGAAGTGTCAGCTCGAAGAACTTGCGAACATTCGAAATGCTATCGGACCAACGGCTTGCGACGAAGTGCTCTTCCGCCAGTCTGAGGAACTCAAACGCATCCTGGGCACGCACTAGACCTGCCCGAGAATAGAGAAGGTTCAACACCCCAGTCTCTTCCTCCACATTGAGGACGTCGGCCTGCTGCTGGAGAAGAAGACCCTCCCGGTACACATACCCATCGAGCTCAAGTCGACGCAACAACTCTCTCGCATTGGGAGCGTAGGATTCAGGGACCCAACTCCTTAATTTGGCTCCATCGAACCACTTTAGGTGATCTTTAGCCAATTCACGCAACAGCTGCTGACCCTTTTTTCGCCGCTGCTCCCAGGACCAATCCTTCGTTACAGGAACGATGGATTCTCCAGTGTGAATTCTTAACCAGAACTCTTTAAAGTTTCTGACATACGTGTGAGCCTTCGCCAGGTTGCAGAACCACGCCTCGTACTCATTTTCAAAAAGGAAATCGTAGACAGCGTCTCTGTGCACGATGGCCGACCGATCTCTTGTGGCACTGGATGTGAACCGACCCGTATAGGCCGTCGCAAGGGCCAGAGCCGTGGCACGACTGATCATATTCGCCAACTCCTAGCTTTCAGTATTGCTACAGCCACAGGACTGTAGATCCGTCATTGCATTTGCATTACTGCTTGACAAGCAACTCCGCGCTGCCCTTGAACGATCAAACCTTCTCGAAAGCAATCCAACCAGTTTTACGGCCGCGTAGCCCGTTGCAAGATCTCTTGCGTCGAGGCTGAGCTGACTGGTATAGATGCCCACGATAAGTAGCAACAAGGCGACAGCGAAGATTGTGCGCGAGTGGTCTGGCAGAGCGTAAGGGCCTTCCAAACGCGGGCACCGCATCTGGACGTTACCGGTAAATACCTGGCCGATCACGGCGCCTTCAAACACGGTTTGACCACTGCAACCGCACGCCACCTCACCCTGCGCCACACCACCACTGCAACCCATATTCCTTCACTCTCTATCGCGCGCCACACCGGCGCCACATGCGCGGGTAATAGCGGCCTGAATAGAGCTTGGGGTGAGGCTATGCGTGCGGCTTTTTCGCTGCCTTGGCGGGCTTGACCACGATCTTCTGTCCGCGCAGGTCAACGTCGCCACTCAACTGCTGGCCAATCGTGGCGTTGGGGAAACTTGTGCGAGGCGCCGCACCGGCGTCTTTGCCCTGGACGTACAGCGCGGCCATCGCCGCGCCCCGCGCGTGCGGTGTCGCTTCTCGCCAGATTTGAAGTAGCTCTGCGTCGGCTTCGCTCATGCGCTCGCGCCGCCCGACCAGCAGGTAGGTCACGTCCACGCCTAGCTTGTCGCTTTCAACGAAGTAGGCGCCGCCGGGCAGGTGCGCGTCCTGCTCGAACAGGATCTGGGTCCGCTTGGCCACTCCGCAGGCCGCTGCCATGGCTTCCTGAGTCAGACCCAGTCGCTTCCTTTCTTCCTTCAGCCTTGTACCCACAGACACTTGAAAACCCCCTTGACAGGTGCAGTTAACTTCACCAAGATTCACGCAGCTTTTACACAGGGGAAACGGAATGAAGGCCAAACGGACCGCCAAACCGGAGCTGCGTACGCCGGACGAAGCCCGGCAGTGGCTGCGCGATAACGGCATCACGGTCATCGCGTTTGCCAAGCAGAAGAATCTCTGCCGGCATGCGGTGAATGACGCCCTGCGCGGTATTGGCAAGGGGAACTATGGGAAGTCCCACGCTGCTGCTGTTGCGCTTGGCATCAAGCCCGACCCCAATTCTTGCACAAATCCCAGCAAACCCGCGCGTAGGAAAAGCCCGTGAGTTCGCCGCTGGGAGGCCGTGCCGTTTTCTCCTGCGAGGCCTGCGGGAGCCGTCTCATCAAGCGCACCAGCTCGCTGGCGCACAAGTTCCTGCGCAACGACGCCTACGTGTGTGAGAACCCTCTCTGTGGTGCCAGCTACAGCGGCCATTCCGAGCTGACAGGGATTGCCAGCCCGAGCGGCGTGCCCAGGGCGCTGCCCAGCGAGCTGCCGCCCACGCCGGGCTTCCTGCGCGCCCAGCTGCACCAGGCATGGAAGCAAGACAGGGGATGCAACCAGCTCGACCTGCTGGATGCGGTCGAGGCCGCGACCGAACACGGCGCGCAACACCACGCCTAAGAGAGGCGTACCGATGTCCTACACAACCAACCCGGCGGCTCGGCCGCCGGTGCAGGAGCACTGCGCGTGACCATTCAGAAAACACACCGCGACGGCTGGGCGACGGCAATGGCCCCCGTGCTCGTTGCGACGCCTGCCAGGGAAAAGCACGTCTCGTTCGCCGAGAAGCAGCGCGAGGCCGCTGAGCTGCGGGCGGACGTTGACGCGCACATCGCCGCCGGTGGTGCCTTCGAGGTTTTGGCTGGCTACGCCTCCGCCGTGGTGCGCGCATGAACGCTCACACCCTGTCGCCCAATCCCAGCAAATCCCATCAAATTCCCTTGACACCTGCCCACGGACGGAGCAACTATTCACACGTCGCCGCCAATTCGGCGACCGGGATTGGTCTCCCGAACGAAATGCGCGCGAAAGCGCCAATGTCACCAGCAGGCGCTTTTTTCGTGCCCGAGCTGCGTGCCGGGCGCGTGTGCCCCCAGCCTTCTTATGGTGGGCGGCGCGGTGGGAGCCTCGGCTCCGCCGGGTTGCGCATATCCCCGGTAGACCAACTCCGCGTCGTCCACCACCCCCGATTGGTCTCGGCGGTGGCGGACTCCTCGACACGATGGAGTATGCGCACCATGAGTAATGACGCCCCAACTGCGTCCAGCGACAGCCCCCTGCGGCAGCTCGCCTTCGTTATCGGATTTATCGCTGACACCACCGAGTGGCGCCACGACGAGTATCAGGCCCTCACCGCCCGACTGCTCGCCAACGGCAAGCCCGTCCTCGCGCTCACTCTGGGCGACGTGCTCGACGCCATCACCGCCACCATTGCAGCCGGGCGCACGCCGCCCACCGACAGCATGGGGGCGCAGTGATGGGAAAGCACCAATCAGCCTCCAACCTCCGCCCGGTAATCGACCTGGCCTCAGCCAGCCCCGGCATCGTCGTCCGCGCATCAACCGATAAGAACTTCGTGTTCGTCTCCTGCGTACACGCCGAGTCGAATGTAGTTGTGTCCATGGTGGCGGCTTATTCCCATGTGATCCGCCCTGCCGCAGAACATGCCCTGCAGGTTGGCCAATCGATCTTCCTGCTCGCCCACGGCGAAGCCCAGCGCTTCTTCGCATGGCTGCATGGCGACTGCGACAGCGCACCGGGGGTTCACTGATGCCGAACCGAAACAGCCACCTGCCACCCGAGCGCAATCCCGGGCCTCCAACGGCGGCCGATGACAGGGGCGCGCAACTGATCGCCGGTGCCGACTATCAGCGCCTCTGGCGCGCCGCGTTCGCATGCCGGCTGCTTGCAACGATCACCGAAGAGGTGGCCAAGGAACACGGCATCGACCCTAACGACACCGCCGCCGTCGCCGAATACATCCGCGACGACATGTATCTGATTCTCAGCCGCTCCAAGCCCGTCGACGAATAACTCAGTACCGCTCCGACCCAGCGGCGCGCCAACGCCGCTGGAGCCGGAACACCCTGCTCAGGAGAGAGCTATGTATTGCCCCAACACCACCGCCTCATCCGCGGCGAAAGGCTGACCTGGTCATGCAAGAAGACATCCGCCAGCAAGTCCTGCAGCGCGTGGAGCGGGATTACGGCCTGAAGCACCGCACCAGCACCGACTACATGCGTGGGGGCAAGTGCCCTCACTGCGGCAAGAAGGAGCTGTACACCAGCTATTCCAAGCCGTGGGTGCTGCGCTGTGGCCGGCAGGCCAAGTGCGGACAGGAGGTGTTCGTCAAAGATCTCTACGACGACCTCTTTGACGACTACTCCAAGCGCCATGTGCAGACCGAGGCCAAGCCGAACGCTGCGGCCGACGCATACCTGCAGACGGCCCGTGGGTTCGATCTGCGCCCCCTGCAGGGCCTTTATACGCAGGACAACTACTACGACCGCCGGATCTCCGCCGGTACTGCCACCGTGCGCTTCCCGCTGGCCAAGGGGGGCTGGTGGGAGCGCCTGATTGACCGCCCGCACCGGTTCGGAAAGCAGAAGGCCCGCTTTGCGCCGGGGCAGAGCTACGCCGGCGTGTGGTGGGCGGCACCGGCGGCGCTGTCCGCCATGCGCGACGCCCGCGAGGTATGGATCGTGGAGGGCATCTTCGACGCCATTGCCCACCTCCAGCGCGGCAGCTGCGCGGTGTCGGCCATGTCGAGCAACGCCTATCCGGAAGCCTCGTTGCGCGAGCTGGCGGCGTCACGCCCTGGCAACCTCCCCACCCTGATCTGGGCACTGGACAATGAGCCCGGCGCACGCACCTACATCCAGCGGCACGCCAAGCGCGCCGAGAAGCTTGGCTTCAAGTGCAAAGCGGCCCAGATCGTCCAGCGCGACGGGAAGAAGACCGACTGGAACGACCTTCACCTGCGCGCACTGGCGGCAGACGACCAGCAGGCCCAATGGGACGCAGACCTGGCCGAGGCCCGCTACCAGGGCGACCTGCTCATGGCACGTACGGCCATGGACAAGGGCCTGATCATCTACGGCCACGACAAGCAGTCGGAATTCCATCTGGAACACCATTCGCGCCTGTACTGGTTCGAGTTCGACGCATTGCGTTTCGAGAAGCTCTGCCGCGAGCGGTCCAGCGACCGTGACGTGGCCGAAGACGAGGCGTTGGAAGACGAGGAGATCGCCAAGATCCAGCGCGCTTCTGCCTCCGTGCGCCAGATCGCCAACTGCTACCCCGAAGCACTGTACTTCCAGCGCCATGAAGCCACCGACGAAAGCTGGTACTTCTTCCGCGTGGATTTCCCCCACGATGCGCCCTCGGTCAAGGGCACCTTTACCGGCCCACAGGTCGCCAGTTCAACCGAGTTCAAGAAGCGCATCATCAGCCTGGCCCAAGGCGCGGTGTTCAGCGGATCGGGCCACCAGCTGGACCGCATGATGGAAGACCAGCTGTTCAACATCAAAACCGTCGATACGGTCGATTTCGTGGGCTACAGCCCTGACCACGGCGCCTACATCTTTGGCGACATCGCGGTCCGCAATGGTGAGATCAGCCTGGCCAACGCCGAGGACTATTTCGAGTTCAGCAAGCTGCGGCTCAAGACCACGCAGAAGTCCATCCGGATGGACATTCAGCGCGACCCAGAGGCCTTCCGCACCGAGTGGATGGAATGGCTGTGGCTGTGCTTTGGCACGCACGGCATGATCGCGCTGATCTTCTGGTTCGGCTCGCTGTTCGCAAACCAGATCCGCAGCGCCCATAAATCCTTCCCCTTCCTCGAAGCCACCGGCGAAGCCGGCGCCGGCAAGACCACGCTGCTGACGTTCCTGTGGAAGCTCCTGGCCCGCAGCGACTACGAAGGCTTTGACCCTGCCAAGTCGTCCAAGGCCGGCCGTGCGCGCGCCATGGGCCAGATTTCGGGCATGCCCGTTGTGCTGCTCGAGGCCGACCGTGACACGCCGGACAAGGCGCATTCCAAGTCGTTCGAGTGGGATGAACTGAAGGACTACTTCGGCGGCGGCACGCTGGCAACGCGTGGCGTGCGCAACGGCGGCAATGACACCTACGAGCCGCCCTTCCGGGGCACCATCGTGATCAGCCAGAACGCAGCCGTGGACGCCAGCGAGGCGATCCTGACCCGTATCGTCAAGCTGCACTTCCGCAAGCCTGTTGTAACCCCTGAGAGCCGCATTGCGGCCGACAACCTCAACGCCCTGCAGGTGGAAGACCTGAGCCACTTCCTGATCAAGGCTGTGCGCTCGGAAGGCCAGGTGCTGGCCAAGTTCAAAGAGCGCGTGAGCTACTTCGAGGCCCGGCTACGCGAAAAGACGGATTTGCGACTGGAGCGTGTCATCAAGAACCACGCGCAGATGCTGTCGCTGCTCGACTGCCTGCGCCTGGTGATCGAGGTGCCCGAGCACATGGTGGTGGCCACCCGTGACGCGCTGGTCGCTGCAGCCATGGAACGCCAGATGGCCATCAGCGCGGACCACAAGATCGTCAACGAGTTCTGGGAGACGTACGAGTATCTCGAAGGCCTGAACAACGGCGAGCGTCCACTGCTCAACCACTCGCGCGATCCCAACAAGATCGCCATCAACCTCAACGAGTTCGTAGCGAAGGCCGGCCAGCATGGCCAAGCGGTTCCTGACCTGGTCGACCTGCGAAAGCATCTGCCCGATTCGCGGCGCTACAAGCTCATCAGCGCCAACACGGCGGTCAACAGCAACATCCGCAACACCATGCTCGGCAGCAGCTTCACGGTGAAGTGCTGGGTATTCAAAGCGAAGTAAGGCGACGTGCAACAAAGCGGTCCGGCGGGCGGTGCGCCAACACCACCCCAAGGCCATCTACCAACAGAAGCTCAGGAGAGAGCAATGCAAAAGATGAACGGCGAAGCCGCAACCACCCCCACATCTCTGCTGGATTCCAGCACCGGACACGGGGCGGAGGCTACCACGGGTGTGGGGAATGTGGGGATTGAAAGGGAAACGGCCGAAGAGTGCAGCGCCACGCTGGTGCTGCATGTCACCCATAACAAGGTGATCGCCACGGCGACCCTGAACATGGGGACCACGAAAACTGCCCAGCGGGTGCTGGAGCGCCGCAAGGGGAACAGGAGCGGCTGGGTGCTGACCAAGGGCAGCGAAGAGTTTGACCAGGACCGCGCGTGGATCTCGGCCGAGCTGGCTGAGCTGGCTGATCGCCTGCCGTTCCCGTTTGAGCTGGCCAACATGCTGCCCGGGCGCAGGGCCTCCACAGGCTCGGTCGCCCAGGCTACGCAGGAGGTGGCCAATGGCTAAGTCGGTCGTCGTCTACGGGCCGCAGGGCAGCGGGAAGACCCTTCATGGCCGTGCCATCGCCGAGAAGCACGGCCTGGGCCGGGTGATCGATCTGGAGGACGTGCAGCTCATGGGGGAACGCCTGCAGCGGCAGGGGTTCCTTTACCTGTCCTGCAGCCAGAGCTACGCGGAGCGCGCCGCCGGGCTGCTCGGCACCGAGGTCATTCACATTGACCAGGCACTGGCGAGCATCGGAGGTGGCCAGTCGGGGGTGTCCCATGGCTGAGCTGCTCCTGATCCTGCTGGCCCCCGCCGCCGGCGGTGCCTTGCTGCACCACCTCTGGATCAACCGCCCCGCGCCCCGGCGCCACAGTGGCTTGGCGGTCGGGCAGATCCCGCAGCGGCTGCGCCGCCGCCCGCAGATGGCAGTGCGCCGCGTAGGGGGTGCCGCGTGAACCTTGACCGTGTGATCAACGTGGCGTTGTATGCCAAGCGCCGAGGCAACACCGGGCCGCTTTCGACGGGCGAGGCCCTGACGGCTGCTCTGGTACTGAATCGGCACGACTGGTTAAAGGAGATGGACTACACCATCGCCCAGGCTCTCGACCGCATCGATCAGGACACCATCCTGCACCTGGCCGATGCTGCACGTAGCGTGGCGGAGGCGTCTGCATGACGCAGCGTGAATTTACGCCGCCCCGGGCGCTTCCGAAGTGCAAGGAGGGCCACCACCCACGCTATATGGTCGACGGGCGCCGTTTGGAGGCAAAGGGCGGACACTTCGTTGAATGCCGCTGTGCGCGAACCCCGAAGTGCGCCACCTTCGACCTGGCTTGGGCACACTGGCACAAAATTCACGGTACCCACCCCTTCTCCGCCCCGCATGTAGCCCAGGACGCCGTACCGCAGTTGCAGTTGCGGCTGGTTGGAGGGACGCAGCGATGAGCGCCCAAGCAACATTGCGCGGCGGAGGGTTTGGAACCTTCTGGCTGTTGTTCGGCCAGTTCGGACCGACCATGACCGTCGAGCAGCTGCGCGATGCGTACTTCCCGGGTAGCAAGATCAAGACCATGGCCAACAAGCACAGCGCGGGGCTCCTGCCGGCGCGGACCGGAGAGGTCTACGACACGCGCGACGTGGCCAGTTGGTGGGACGCTCAGCGACAAGAACGCGCCTCATGA